CCGGGTGGAGCGCCGTAATACTTACAACCCTTTGACAGGTCCCCTTTAAATAGGAGCAGATCATGTCACGATCACGTACGCGTGCGAATCCCATACCACCTCTAATGAGGATGACCGGCAATTGGGGGGAAACTGAAATTAATCCTTTCAGTCTAACTCCAAGTTACTGGACTCCGTTAGAGGCTCCTGGTATGGCAGAGTACTCGTATATGGTCGATGAGGTGACCCCGACAGGTCACGATAGGACCTTCAATCAGGTGTCGCATGACAGACGATCGGCAGCTAATTGTACCGAGGGTGGAGGAGAAATCATCTACCCAGAGTCAATTGGTCTAACCATCGAATGTAGTATGCAACACGCTTTTTGTAGTTATCCTATCGTCACTGCGGACTACCCCAGTCCGAACTGGTCGTCAATGCTCGACACGCTCTGCAGCAAATTGAATGGCTCTATAAATCAGGGCCACCTCTTAGCAGTCACCTTAGCGGAGACTGAAAAGACGGTGGCAATGATTAAGAACCCGTTCAACCTCCTGAAAGCCGATTGGCGTAAAATTGCGCGCACTCTCAGTGCGGCCCAGCTTGCAAAAGCTGGTTCCAATCTTTGGCTGGAGCATCGCTATGGATGGAATGCCTTGTGGCAGGATGTCAAGTCTTTTAGCAAGACTATGGCGCCCGCGGCTCGGCTACTTTCGTCCTCGTTCTCCGAGGAGGGGCTAGACAGGATATCCATTAAAGATGGACACTCCTTGTCTTCCGGCGATTGGGTATACGATTCTAGTATAACCCAGTCACAGTGGAGTGACATCCAGACCTTCTCCAACTGGTTGACGAAATCAGTTGGTAAGGGCGGATGGATGCGTAGACGCCGACAAAGCGGCTTCGTCACCCACCGTCTTGGCTGTGTGCAGGATATTGATCTGCACCGCCGTTGGTCTAGAACCCAACGCCTTCTTCAAGGCTTCGGGTTGGATGCTACATCCATTGCCACTGTGCTGTGGGAGCTTGTTCCATATTCCTTTGTAGTCGACTGGTTCATCGACACACAAGGGTTATGGGCGCTTCCATACAACGCACAAAGGCTTCAGGAAATAGATGTTCGCAATCTCGGTTCGTCTCATTCTTTTCGTGAGGTGTCCGAGATCGAGCTCATCGTGAGCTACAACTCAGTGAAAACCTATCACTGGTCGTTGAACTACTATACCCCTATAAGCTACACTGGGTCTCCGTGGTACTACCGATCCGCCTCTCCGGCGGTCGCGAAGTATTTTCAGAGAATTCCAGGTGGCCCGGGTATTCCTGCTGTGGCGGCCTCGGCTTTCAATGCCGGCCTGTCTTCCATTCAGAGCATATCTGGATTGAGCTTGCTCTTCCAGAGACTGTTCGCATGAACTGGGAAAATCCCACCGTAGAAGGAGTCCTATATGGCTTCAAGCTCGTTAACCCCCTACAAGGATAACAGTAATCAGGTTACTTTTAACCTGGTCACGACCTCACAGAACGGTAGCACCTATAAGGTGTCCGGACGTGAGCTCGCCCTTCCCCATGTTGTGGAGATTCAGCGTAAGCTGACTTCCAACAATTCCACGGGGAATGATCACGTTATCCTCCGTGGCGCACGTACCGAAAGGAACGCTACCACGGGAAAACTCGCAACCGCTCAGGTGATGGTGGATATTTCTATCCCCAAAGACCAGAGTACATTGGATGCGACTGCCCAGGCAGAACTTCTGTCTTGCGTTGCGTCGCTCCTCAACGAAGCATCAGCAATGGAGGCAACTCATGCCAACATTACCGCTCTCATTGAGGGTCGCGATCTGTAACGCTCTTGTTCGAATCGTCACTAAGATCGTGACGACTATTATCGAACAATGGGCAAAAGCGCGTAAGCGCAAGAAGAGTTAGGAATCAGTGCCAAGTTGGCATTGGGTTCCGAAAGGCGTCGGCTTGTGGCCGGCGCTTTACTCCTCGTTTTGCGCGAATGCGCTCGGGGGGTCTCGGTTTAAAAACCATTAACCATAGGACGGAGGCCAGGATATGGAAACACATCCTGCTTTTATTCTCTCCTTCTACACCAATCTTTTTCAAGATTTGGCTGATCTGTTCCCCGACTGCGACTTCCATTCCGATTTGGATTGGATAGAAGAGTCAGTTTCGACTGATTCCTTTCTATTCATTAAATCAATGAGTGGATTAGGAAAGGCAGTAGAGAGCTCCCTAATAACCGCCCGGTTATTAGAAGTCCCCGACTACTTTCCGCTCGTAGAGGGCAGTGACCTTCCTGTATTCCTGAATTCGCTTTTCCAGACCGTTTTTCATGAGTCTGGACTGCGACGATTCAGTTCTGAATCACAGGATACTGATTCACACCTTGACCAGTGTGCACTTACTGTGCTTTCACTCCGTCAAGTTCTTCTTGCTTTTTCTAAGCTCGAGGATGTTGAACCAGATGTTGATGAGGCTGACGAAATTAATTCTTTCTTCGAAAGAACAACGTCGCTACCCACCATCAACTTGACCCGTTGGGAAGTCCAATTTGCGCGAGAGCTCTTATATGAGCTCTTTTGCAATGAGGATGGACAACTGGCCGCTCCGCTTGCACAATGGGTTTCTAATCCCTTTGGCAACCACGGACCGGGTAAGGTCGCTGACCGTTCGGAAGGCGTGGAGAAATACCATTTTGGCTACATACCGGGAGTTGATTTACAACTCTATCAACTCGATAGAGTAAACCCGGTATACGCTGAGAATATCAGGCTCAGCCGCTCACTTTACAGTGGGTGTAGCTCGCGACTCGCTATAGTCCCTAAGGACTTTCGCGGTCACAGGCTCATTTGTATTGAGCCTAAAGAGTTCATGTGGGCCCAACAAGGCCTCATGAGAATACTCTTTGATATGGTCCATTCTTCTCCACTAACGCGCCGGAGCATCAACTTCTTGAATCAAAAGAAGTCGTTCGACCTGTCCAAAAACAGGAAGTTTTCGACGATTGATCTCAAGGATGCTTCTGACAGAGTATCTAAAACACTCTGTCGCCTTCTCCTCCCGGAGAAGGTGTTCGCGTTGCTCACAAGGTACCGCTCTCGTGGTGTCAACTTACCAGGAGAACCGGAACCGTTTCACCCTGAGACGATGTTTACCATGGGGAATGCGTTATGCTTCCCAATGGAAACAATAGTCTTCTGGGCGTTGACGGTGACCGCGTCTATCCGGCAGTTGATTGAGACCAGAAAGATACCTGACACGGCACTGATTTCAGTGCTGGTTCAGAGACTCTATTCTGATCCTTACCTCAAGCGGCGTGTCCGTAACAGAGTATTCGGAGACGATATTATTTGTCGTCGCGAATACTTTGATTCCACTACGGATATCTTGGAGCGTGCTGGTCTTGTCGTAAATACCGCCAAATCCTGTCATGATACTCTCGTTCGAGAGTCATGCGGGTCATGGTGGTACCACGATTACGACGTGAGAATCGTGAGATTCTCTCACCACAGATGTCAGTCAACGCGTGCGTGGCTAGGTTTTGCGGAAAACTGCAAAGCCCTGTACTGCAACGGCTTTCACCGTGCAGCACAAGCCGTAGTAGACCTCATGGCCAATTGGCATAGGGTCCCCACTTCGCATCTCGGTCTACCTGACCGGATCGACTATGGTGATCTTTACCGTTGGAATTCCCAATTCCAGCGGGTTGAGGTTTATTATCCATCCCTCGAAGACGAGGGTCAACGTAAGCGCCTACCTAGCGAATTTGGCCTATATGGCTTCTTCGCTAAATCTGCTACTAGCGTGTTCCAACGCGACAATGAAATTGTCAATTGGAAATGGATAGCACTCGAGAGGTGACACCCGAGGGTGTCTGCGTCTGCCCGCCCGTTTTGTTTTTGGGTCCGGTTGTTCGCTTTTTCCTCTTTTGTTTGTGCTCT